GTTTCCAGCAACAGGTGCTAAGAATCAAGACACACTTCAAGACATAAAAAATAATGCATTAGCTAATTTTGCAACACAGAATCGTTTAGTAACAAGAGAAGATTATATAATTAGATGTTATTCGATGCCAGCAAAATTTGGTAGTGTAGCAAAAGCATATATTGTACCAGATGATCAGATATTACAACAAGATCAAGTTGAAAAGCGTATTCCAAATCCGCTAGCAATGAATATGTATGTTTTAGGATTTAATTCAGATAAACAACTAGTAACATTGAATCAGGCTATTAAAGAAAATTTAAAAACATATCTTAATCATTATCGTATTTTAACTGATGCTGTAAATATAAAAGACGCATTTATTATTAATATAGGAGTTAATTTTGAAATTACCGTGCTTCCTAATTATAATAGTAATGAAGTATTGTTAAAATGTGTTTCTGGTTTAAAAGATTATTTTAATATAGATCGTTGGCAAGTTAATCAGCCTATCATAAAGTCTGCAGTTACTAATATTATAGGTAACATCCAAGGAGTACAGACTGTGGTATCTACAAAGATCAGAAATATATATGATTCAAATAATGGTTATTCTGGAAATGTATATGACCTTGCACCTGCAACAAAAAATGGAATAATTTATCCATCATTAGATCCTAGTATTTTTGAAGTAAAATATCCTAATCAAGATATTCGCGGAAGAGTAGTAAGTTCTTAATATCTTTATATTTATACTAAAAGGATATAAAATGGGCGTAATACGGAATAATAGAACAAGTATTGTGGCGGGAGGCCTTATTTCAGCAAGTTATGTTTCTGATGTATATAATGTTTTAACTGGAAATACTGTTGAAAATATTGCGTTTTCTGGATCAGTAAATATCACCGGTAGTTTAATCGGAACACTAACAGGTACAGCTAGTACAGCATCATATGTTACCACAGCACAGACAGCAAGTTACGTTACTACAGCTCAAACTGCTTCTTATGTTGAAAATTCAATTAGTTCTTCTTATACGAGTGGATCGCATGTAATTACAACATCTGGTTCAATTCAATATTTGCAAGTAACTTCAAAGTTTATCTCAGAAGGAACTGCATTTATCTATACAGCATCACTTCCAGCAACAGATCCATCTGTAAATGGACAACTTTGGAGAAGTGGTAGTTATTTAATGATTAGTACAGGTTCGGGAAGTTAATTATGTTTAGAATATTTTATGCAGATAGTGATGCTACTATGTATGAAGCAAATAGCCTTCAATCATATAATACTGGATTAGATGAAATATTAGAAGTTGGAAAGCAATTAGATACTGATGGCGCAACATTAGTTAAATCTAGATTTGTAGTTAAATTTGATATGTCTGAAATACAAGACACTTTAACAAAATATTCTGCAGACTTAAATTCATGTAAATTTGTGTTACAATTATTTACTACTCATGCAACTAATCTTCCTGCAGATTACACTTTAGATGCAAAATTAATGGGACAACCATGGACTAATGGTACCGGTTATTCTACTAGCACCGTTGCAACAACAGATGGAATATCTTGGGCAACGCCTCACGCATCTTGGTCATATTCGCCTAGTGGTTCACAAACATTAAGTGGTTCATCTTGGATATCAAGTAGCCAAGTTATTAACACCGGTGCACCTAGTTTATATGTATCTGGTAGTGGTCTTGGTGGTAGTTGGCTATGGCAATCTGGATCAGGTGTATTTAATACATCGTCTTTTGATTCATCATATTTTTATCAACCAGGCTTAACTGAAAATGAATCTTTTTCATATAGACCAACTGATATTAATATGGATGTTACAGGTGCAATAAAAACATGGATATCTGGAAGTGGTAATGTGTCTGTAGATAATAATGGATTTTTAATTAAGTTTTCTGAGGCAGATGAAGCTGATGGAACTAAGACCGGTATTATTAAATTCTTTAGTAGAGAAACACATACTATATATGTCCCTAGATTAACGATGTACTGGGATAACAGCACTTTTACAACAGGATCATTAACGTCGGTTAACTTAGAGTCATACTTGACTTACAGCAAGACTAAACCGTCATATAAAGATACTGAGATTACTAAAGTTAGAATATATGCTCGAGATAAATTTCCACAAAAGTCTCCTTCAAATTTATTTCCACTTAAAACAGTAAAATATTTACCAACTACTACATATTATGCAATACGAGATGCTGCTACAGATGAGTACATAATTCCGTTTGATAATATTTATAATAAAGTAAGTTGCGATAGCACAAGTAATTTTATACATGTAGATATGAATAGTTTTATGCCGGAACGGTATTACCGCATAGAATTAAAAATTGAAGATGGGGTTATGGAAGAGTATATTGACGACGAAATTTATTTTAAAGTAGTTCGCTAATGAAAAGTTTAAAAGCAAAACAGTTAGATCCAGTATCGTTACAGCAAACATCTAAGTATATTAAAGATGGATTAACTGTTGTTTCTAATAATACTGATATTATTCCTAGAGACGAAAATGGAAACATTATAGTTCAGTCCGGGTCTTATATGGTTATCGAAACCAATTCTTTTAATTTTGATTCTAAACCAATGTTAGACATATTGGATACCCGTTTTAATTATTTTAGTTTTCCAGTTCAAATTACAATCAATCCGGTTGACATTGATGTTAATTTTGATGTTGATTTTAATATACCACCGATCGACTTATCACCTACAGCACCGGATGCACCTACGGCACCGGATGCACCACCGCCTCCGGAGCAGACATTTGATCGATATAACGACATAGTTCCGACAGACTTGATACGCCGTAATATACAAACATTGTTCGACCGAGACCCAGCAGTATTACAAACTAATAAAGTAGAACGCTTATTTAACAATTTAGATCAGGCTTTAGAAGAAGCAGAGGACGAATTACCAGGCACGCGTGGCAACTGGATATTTTGGTTTAAGCAAGTATCTTCTGGTAATCGAACACAAGATTTGACTTATGTATTAGATGCAACAATTGACAATTTAGTTGCTGGTGGAGGTGGAGTTATAGAATAATATATGTTAACGCAGTATAAAAATATAGAACAAATATTATTAGCAAAGAAACCTATTTCTGCACAACGTATTGATACTGCACAGTTGCAAAATATTAATAGTAAGCTTGTAGACCCAGTTTATTTTGATAATAATATTGTTAATAAATCAACAGTAGAGTTTCATTTATATTCAGGTGATGTTTGGATAAGTGGACAACATAAAAGTCAATCATTACCAAATACGCCAGTATATTTTAATTCATATAGCAACACCGAAAAACGTTTTGATTCGCAACCATATGTTTTAGATATTTATCAAGAATTACAAGATTTAAAAATAACAAATGGTAATTACAAAATAGCTGTTAACTTTTTTGAAAATTTAATAGGTGGATATGATCAGCAACATTTACGAATTGATGAAATATCTCCCGATCGTACGGAAATACGACTTAAAGCAATTGATGTTAATGATTCTAATTTTGTAAACCAAATTGCAAATTATATAGAAACTGTTAATCAAACGTCTCCAATTGGTTATTTTCAAACATACCTATTAAATTTTAGCAGAAATCAATGTGTACAATTTGTTAATAGTGTAGTAATTGGCGAATATCTATATGTCAAATTATATGAACCATTACCTGAATTAATTGAAACAAATTTTAGATGTTGGGTAGTTAAAGAATTAAAACCAACTTATATTGACAATATTAATATTCAATCAATTGTTGAAGCTCAAACATTTAATGTTTTAAGTGGTCCTAATTGGCAAGCAAATTATTCATATGATACGTCTACTGAAACTGGTTTACAAAATTGGAATGACTTATTAGGATCATCAACATCAACATCACAACAAATTATTGATAGTTTCTTTTCTGGTAGTTTGTCTGGCATGAAGTTGAATATTGATTATTCTGACTTTAATAATTTTATATTTTATAGTTCAGCAACAGAGCGTTTAGATAATTTTAAATATAAATTACAATTAATTGAGTATTATACTTCACAAAGTTTAATATTAACTGGGATATCAGGCAGTAATGCTACAACGAATGCACAAGATTTTGCAAATTTAAAATCATCACTAATTGGAGGTTTTGATAATTTTGAGCATTACTTGTACTTTGAATCTTCATCTAATTTAACTACTTATGACATTCCAGTAATTAATGCAAATGTTGCAGTTGTTACCGGTAGTTATATACAACCAATACCAAAATCTAATTCTACTGTACCATATACTCAATATTCAGTAACGTCGAGTCAATTTGAAACATGGTATGATGGAGTATATGCATCTGCTTCATTGTATGACAATTTAAATGATAATTCATTATTAAGAACAGTTCCTGATCATATTCAATTACAATCTGATAGTGTTGATTTAACTACATTTGTTAATATGCTTGGTCATCATTATGATATATTATATACATATATTAATCATATGACTAAAATAAATAAACGTGAAGAAAATCCTAAACTAGGAATGTCTGACGATTTATTATATTCAGTTGCTAAACAATTTGGATGGAATTTAACCAATGGTCAACAAGGTCAAAAACTTTGGGAATACACATTAGGGGTATCAGAAACAGGTACACCAATTACCGGTTCTAATTCAGTAGGCGACCCATCAGTTTCCGGGCAGAAGTCAACATCGACCATATGGAGGCGAATTGTAAATAATTTACCATTATTATTAAAGTCTAAAGGAACTAAACGAAGTATACAAGCATTATTGTCATGCTATGGTATTCCACAATCATTGATGACTATTAATGAATACGGCGGTCCTAGATTAGACAGAGCACCATTATATGAAAAGTTAAATTTTGATTATGCATTAGACTTAATTACAAATACAGCTGGTACGGTAACAGTTAATTATAATCAACCAATTGAAGCAGTAGAACTTAGATTCCGTACTGATAATGTAATAACTAATCCGTTATTACCTAGTACCATGAATTTATTTACTATAGGAAGTAATACGGTAACATTAGATTATACTTCTGGGACAATGGGTACTATACAAATTAATGGTAATAGCTCTGCGGATATTGAATTATTTGATGGGGAATGGTTAAGCACAGTATTGCGTAAAGATGGATCTAATTTAGAAGTTATAGCTAAAAAATCTAAATATGGAAAAATTGTAGCTGCAGTAAGTGCATCAGATGCGTCTTCTTTTGCCAGTACTGGAACATTAACGTTAGGTGGTACTACAGGTGGTAGTCGATTATTAGGACAACTTCAAGAATTGAGACTATGGACTTCTAGTTTGCAAGACTCACCATTTAATAATCATGTAAAAGCTCCAGGAGCATATGATGGAAATGTAGATGCATATGATGAATTAGTTTTCAGAGTTCCATTAACACAAAAAATTAATCATGCTACAACTAGTAGTTTAACTGGAGTGGAACCTAATAATTCTGGAATATCTGCTTCTTTTGCAAGTTGGACTAATAATACTCCGTATGACTCAATTGAAGAAACATATTATTATGACGGTATATCATTAGGTGCTGGAACATATGACGATAATAAGATTCGTTTAGAAGATAATGAATTAATTGGAAGTTTAGATGTTAAAACAAGAGCTGAACGTAGTCAATTTGATAAAGCTCCATTGGATAGTGCTAAGTTGGGAGTATATTTTTCTCCACAAACAATGATTGATGAAGATATTATTGCACAATTAGGATTTAAATCATTAGATGATTATATAGGAGATCCTGGCAGTGTAAATGCAAAATCATATCCAGCATTAATACAAGAAGCAGAAACATATTGGAAAAAGTATAGTCAACGAAATGATATTAATGGATATATTAAAATATTTACATTATTTGATTTATCATTCTTTAAACAGTTAGATCAATTATTACCAGCTCGTGTAAATAAATTAACAGGACTACTAGTTCAACCAAATATATTGGAACGTAGTAAAGATACTATATTACCAAAAGTTGAACGTGTTAATAGCACATATAATACAACTATAACAGATACACAAGTAACTGCGTCTGCTCATTATGAAAACTATGATGCAATTATATCTGATGATATATATACATTAACTGCAATCGACGATGATCAGTTACAAGGATATTTAACATCTTCAGTAGCGTCTAAATATGGTGGTACAACATATGTGTACGAAAATTTAATTAGATCGGGAAGTACTTATATAACTTCATCTACTCCATATTGGAGAAGTAGAGCAGAACAACCAGTAATATTATCATCTAGTTTATCTGAAATCAAACAAATAACAAATCAACTAGGAACTGTATATGGTGTATATTCATATGGCAGTGGGATATATGGAAGTGGGTCTACCTTAAGGTTTGCTCAAGTTCAAGATTATTTACCAATTGGGATTGATAATCAAAAATATAATGGATCTAAATTAACTAGTCCGGATTTTAATATTGCATCAATACAGACAATAGATGGCGGACCAGTTGTTGAATCTAGACAAGCAAACGGTAATCAGTTAATATATACAAATCAACCAGGAACTCAAGGTAGTTTTATATTAACGTAAAATTTAACTGAAATATATTTATATTAAATAAAAGGTAAATTAATATGGGATATTTAAATAATAGTAGTGTAACTGTCGATGCAATCCTTACATTAAAAGGACGTGAGTTGTTAGCAAAGGGAGGTAATGCATTTAATATTACTCAATTTGCAGTTGGTGATGATGAAATTGATTACTCACTATGGAATCCAGATCATCCGCTGGGAACAAATTATTATGGCACGATTATAGAGAATATGCCAATTACAGAAGCAATACCAGACGAAACTCAGGCATTGAAGTATAAATTAGTATCATTGCCAAAGACAACGGTAAATATACCAATTATTTCAGTTGGAAATTCTTCTATTATATTACCAGGCCCCGGTACCAGTAATATAATTGCTCCAAATACTGCTAATTTAGTTGGAGGAAATTCTAACTTAGGATATACAGCAATATTATCAGATTCTAGTATAGCAGATCTAACAGTAACTAGAGAATTACAATCTTCTACGTTACCTACCATTCCACGATTTATTGGTGATAATGAAGACGCACAAAGTATTGCGGTTTCTGGATTTGAATTTAGAATATCTGCTAAAACATTATTAGTTGAATCTAAAACAGCAACTATAACAATTATTGGTAATGAAACTGGTGGTGCTACTACTATTAACTTAACAGTAAACAAAGCATCTACTGCTACTATCTCAAATGCGACTTCTTAAAATAGGAAAACATGAAAACAATTAAACAATTAAAACAACAGCCAAAGTTAGGAATAGTACCTGTCGGTAGAGCCGCGGCACCTGTCGGTAGAGGTATAGCTACTCCGGTAGCACAACCAGTAAATATTGATGCCAATCAAGTAAAT